CCGCTGGGCTTGTGTTTGTTGGGTCATTTCATGTTCCTTCCAATTTCAGCAGCCGCCCTCACGATGGCGCGGCGGGTTGCGGCGTAGGGGTCGTCGTTATGTGGCTCTTTCAGCATCTCCAAGTCGCTTGCCAACGGCTGATGCGTAAACAGCACGACAACATCGTTATTGAATGAGTCAGAATCAATTTGGATATTCAACTTCACCGCCAGCCGCAGCGCATCGCCGTCGTCCTCAAGCGGGTTCCAATAAACATCGTTTTCATCGGGCTGCCCGCTGCCGAGATAAGGTATGTCGGTGCAGTCGATCAGCTCACCACCGACATTCCATGTACCGCCCCACACAACTGAATCTCCCGTTGCCTTCGCAGCCAACTCCAGCAGTTCGCGGTCGTTCATTTCTTCTCTCCTATGCCGTGTGCAGCCTCGATGGCGCGGGCGAAAGCGATCATGTCACTGTCGCTGGTTGGGCTTTCCTCGTACATCGTCACGATCTCATGCGCTGGCAGCGGCTGGCGCTGTGCTGCGGGTGGGGTGGTGTAGAGGTCAACGATACGCCTTGCCAGTTCTCTGCGACTGCGCTTACCGCCACCTTCGTCCCAATGGATGATGGTTTCGTAAACATTCTCCAACGCAACAGGCTCTTGCACAGGTGCTGCGGGTGGGGTGGTGTAGAGGGGTATCCATTTGGCAGATGGGCTGCTCGGCTTTCGATGCGGCTTATAGAAAGTAAAATCTGTCCACCCAGAAATTGAGTCGTACCACGCCACCGGCTCCTGCTTCTCAGCCTCTGCGATGGCGGTGCGCAGGGCGGTGATAGCGGCATAGAACTGCTTGTCTCGTTCCATGTTGAAACCTGTCGGCGTAGTGTTTTCCAGCGCCTCCAGCGCCTGTTTCATTGCTTCTATAGTCATATCGCCTTTATCTTTTTTTGGATATTTTTGGATATTTGTCATGCTATGCGCCAGCATCGGAATGCCGCCCCCTTTGCATCGGTTTGCCGCACGGTAAATTTCATGTTGTGCTTGCGCCCATAACGCATCGCTGCAACCGTTACCGCTGGCCGTTTAACGTCAGGCGGCACAGCAAAACTATCGCCTACCTTCATCTTTGAGAACGGGAATTTCTCAGGAATTGGGACATTTTTTTCAACAATCACAGGTAATTCCTCCGCTTACGGTAATGCACCATCACCGGCATATCCACCACCATTTCCTTGGGCAATGTGCCTAAGTGGGCTGCTGTGCGCTCAGCATACGGCTTTGATGGCTCTATGCCTTGCTTGCGCTGTTTGTTTATGTACTGTGTGGCCTGATACGCATTGCGCCTGGCCTTTTCTTGATCCCTCATGCTGATTACAGGCTTGTAATTTTCCAAATCAAACGGGTTATTCATTCCAGTTCTTCCTTTATCAAAACGTCAACTCCTGCACCACTGGCATAAACTTTCGTTACATGAAGGCTAACAATTTGAGCATCATCTTTCCAAATAACGCCATTCATTCCGTCCAAGATGCTTTTTGCCAGGTTATCAATGTCGGGCTTTTTAATTGGCTTTTCTTGGCCGCTTAAACAAGCATCCTTGCGCTTTTTGCTGTGTGACTTGGGGATTGGTAGCCTGATGTACAGATAGACGCCTACAGGCGTTTCTAGCAGGTCTGTCGGCCCCATCGCAGCCTTAGCTGCCGCCCTAACGGTCAATTCATAGTCAACCGTTTTTCTTGGTGTGTAGGTTCGCATAAACCCAGCGATGTTTGTAAATTTTGGCCTGCCCTTTGGTACAGGGTCGCCATCAATGTGGAAATGCAGCATGAAGGTCATTTTTTGCGCTCCAGATTCATTAGGTGTCTTAGCTCAGTTGCCGCATCTAGCCCACGGATGCGCTTTATGTCCATGATAGTTTTGCGCCACCATTGGTTTGCCTGCTCCGCTCCATCGGTTGATGCTTTCGCTCGATAGCGTTTCAGCCATTCCCTCGCTTCGCATTGCTTCATATGCATCAAGGTCGCCGGTGATCCATAGGGCTTGGTCAATGATTCGCCTGGGAAAAGTTGTTCCGTCTTTTGCTCGATCAAGGATGCGGTGGGCTTGTTCATGCGTCATGCGCCCCGCCTTAGCGCCGCCAAGCGCTCTCGAATGTGGTCAGGCATAGCAACTGTGCCAGCAACCCGTTCTTTGTACTGATCGGCCATCGTTACTGGCTTTTTTATCTCGGGTATCTCAGCCCCGTCCCATCTCTGCTGATTCAAGTAGACCAAGGGCGCAGGGATAAAAGCCCCGTTGTCTTTTTTCCATTGCTCCGTTGTCTTCATCCATTCAACGTGTTTAACAATTTGGTCGGCTTGTGTCTCGCAATAGGTCTTAGCCCACTTTGCTAAACAGGCGGTTTTAGCTCCTTTTCTTGGGTGTACAGGCCAAGCTGCCCAAAATCTATCAAATCCTGACTTGAACATTCCGTCGCCTCCTTAAAAACTTCATAAGTTTTGCATTGCTCACAGTGCCATGCAACCCTGTTGTTTATCAGCTTGTGTTCTTTGATTACACCGCCACACTTGCATTGCCTCATCTGTCCTCCTTGTGTTTGATGGTGCTTTTTGGTGAATGTCTGAGCAAAGCATAGCCTTACCGTAATGAAACGGGTTTCGCTCTATGCCTCGTGCTTCCCGGAGCCATGCCGTCGCACTGCACTATCCCAGACTCTTTCAACCACCGCGCTCTAGGAATTCGCCCACGCTCCCGGTTCTGGCTTGCTCGTGTAACCGGGTATCTCAAACGCAACCATCGACGGACCGCATTGCGCTGTCCAAAAGCAAAAACCCCCAGCAAGATGCTCTGTGGTCTTGGCTCTTGGCAGAGCAGCAGCTAAGCGATTGGAAATGAAGGCAAACGCCTCGCTAGCTACCTTGCAAGACCACACAGCAACCTGTGGGGGTCTATCTTCATTTCCTCGCCTAGTTGCCACACCAGACGCCGCCATCATATACCGCTTTGTTCACCTTTGCAATGTTGACTGTATCGCTCGGGCATTTTTTCTTTAAGTTGCATCGCCCGGAATGGCGGCATCCACTCGCCCCATTGGGTGATAGCAGCCCTGCTCACGCCCAGGCACCTGGCCAGCTTTGCAGCCGAGCCAGCAATGGCGATTCCGTCTTTTTTCTTGAGTAGTTCCATGCTGTTAAGTTTAGCTGGCTTTACAAGCTGGCCTTAATTCTTGACTGTTTTGTAGGGTCTATGTAAAAAGCCCTTGCATTGACTGTTAAGCCAACTTAACATTGCGCCATGCCCTAGCACATCGCACAGGGTCTTTTAAGGAGCTTTCCAAATGTCCGATTTCCAAATTCTTCCCTTCGACTTCAACGCCACCACGGTGACTTTTGTTGCTCTAACCAAAGCGGCTCAAGACCGCATCTATGGCGGCGTTTCAGTTGAAATTCGCAAGTCCGAATCGCAGCGTTTTTACGCTACGTTGATTGGTGATGGCTTTTCAGTTGAAATCAAATGACCTGGCCTTTCCCCCCACCAGGGGGGCCAATTCCCTGGACGCGCGCCCAAGAACTTGCTTACAAGCGCCAACAGCGCCAGCAGCAAGAACAAGACAGATCAAAACTTCCACCAGCCCCGTTTTAAGGATTCATCATGAGACAACACTACAAGACAGACAACAAAGCAGATCGCGCTGAAGCTGCTCTAGGCTTCGTGCTTGCCATCTGCATCGCCGTATCAATCGCTTGGTTTTTGGTGCAATGGTGGTCGTCATGATGCGTAACTATTACTTGCTACCGGCAGACTATTGCCGCGATGCATTGGCTAAGCACATTATTGCCCGTGATGATGCTATGAAGGCCAAAAAAGCATTGATGGACAAATACGGCTGTACAGCCCTTGTTCGCAGGGGGGCGCACATTGATGGGTTGGCATACTTGTCGCAAATTCAAATGCACGGCTTTACAGTGCCCCGCTATGAATTGGCAATGTGGGTTGTAAAGCCTAAGAAAAACACAATTAGGGGCAAACAAGCAATTGCTGAATTAGCCGAATGTGGCGAACTTCTAGAAATTTGGCAATGGTCGCTTGAAAAGTGTTTGGGTGTATATGGCTGTGTTTTGGATCACCAAGGATTCCATTACCTAGTCGCTACACCGTTGCAGGACGGTTCTGTAATTCTTTGTGCCCCAGCCGGTAAAAATCGCCCCAGGGGGCCAAATGTAAGCCGCAACTTTGATGATCCGATCATTCCTGATTGCGCTGAATTGATTCCCGCTGATGTTGCTGAACACAAACTTTTATCAATGAAATACACCAAAGAATGAAAACACGGATGCTTTCTCACGTTCGCTCCTTGTGGAACAGTCCCCATGTTTCACCGGCAATCAATCGCGCCAATCAGCGCAAATGGATTCGCTCAGTCCGACTGCTGGGCGACAAGTGGCTAATCATTAAACACGTTGAAAGATTAAAAGATGCAAATCAATCCTGAACACATCATCGCCAGCATTGAGAAGTCTGCTGGCATCCACTACCGTGACGCAGATACTGCTGATCGTTTGGCATGGCAGGTAGGCGCACTCACAGCAAAGATTCGTGAATTGTCAGCTTTGCTTCAATACACCGTTGACCAATTGGAAGAACTCAAAAAGGAAGCAAAATGATCGGCACCAAGATAGCAACAGCTTTTGTCCAAGCGCAAAAAGCCTTTGGGCCTGCGCTCAAGTCCAGCACTAACCCACATTTCCGCAGCCGTTACGCCGACCTGTCAGCCTGTGTAGAGGCTGTGATTGATGCGCTCAATCAGCACGGAATTGCCATGATGCAGCAGACAAGCGAATGCGCCGATGGGGTGATTGTGGAAACCGTCCTAATTCACGAATCGGGCGAAAGCATCAGCAGCGGTAAGCTCCATGTGCCAGCCACCAAGCAAGATGCCCAGGGCTATGGCTCAGCATTGACGTATGCCAGGCGTTATAGCCTCATGGCCGCTTGCGGCATCGCTCCTGAGGACGACGACGGCAATGCTGCCACACGCCCCGCCAAGGCCCATATAAGCCCTTCTACGATGGCTGCACATATGGCAGACATTGCCGACAGCGCAAATAGTGAAGAACTAAACAAGGCTTACACCTTAGCCTACGCTGCTTGTGAAGGTGATGCGTCCTGGCAGGCAAAAGTGATTGCCGCTAAAAAGGCTCGGATTGAAAAAGCTAAAGCTGAAAAGGTGCAAGCAAATGGACAATGATCCAAATATTGAGCTTCTTTATCTTGTGAATAGCGTAGATTTAGAAGCATTGCAAGATGCTCAATTTACGCTTCAAGCAATCAAAGAAAGTGATCCAGGCACTTACGACGAAATAATCAATCAATCATTGATGTTGATTGAAAAGGCTTTGGGCATTAGCTGCATGGATGCTATTGAAACAATTTCAGAACAATTAAAGGTCAAAAATGGATGAACAGCGCACAGACGAATGGTTTGCTGCTCGATTGGGCAAGGTCACAGCAAGCCGTGTAGCCGATCTGATGGCGACAACTAAGTCAGGTTATGCCGCCAGCCGTGAAAACCTGATGGCGCAATTGATCGTTGAACAGCTTACCGGACAAAAGCAGGAAAGCTACAGTAACGCAGCAATGCAATGGGGCACCGAGCAAGAGCCGTTTGCTAGGGCTGCTTATGAAATCGCCACGGGCACAATGGTTGAAGAATGCGGGTTTGTTCCTCATCCAACAATTGACGGCTGCGGGGCTTCTCCTGATGGCTTGATAGGGGATGATGGGCTAGTCGAAATTAAATGTCCCAATACTGACGGGATGATTGAAGCATTGCTGCTGCAAACAGTACCGGGAAAGTACAACGCTCAAATGCAAATGCAAATGGCTTGCACGGGTCGGCAATGGTGTGACTATGTTGTGTATGACCCTAGGATGCCAATCAACGGTCAACTGTTTATTAAACGTGTTCCCCGCGATCCGGTTTTCATTCAAAAGATGGAAGCTGAGATTGTTAAATTCCTTGCTGAATTGAATGGCAAGGTCAACCAACTGAAAGAGCTTTTTCAATGAAAAAACAATTTGATATTAAGTATGCCGCACGGGATTACCAGACCGCTGACGGATCACGCAAAACCTATTGGTCGCAACATGGCTCAATGTGGATTGACGATAACGGATCAGTAACCATCAAGCTGGATAGCATTCCTGTGGGCGAAAAATGGACAGGCTACATGAAGGCTTTTCCAACCAAGCCCAGGGAGCAAAAAACCCAGTATGAAGGTTTGCCAACAGATGATTTTGATCGAGATATTCCTTTTTAGAAAGAATCAATCATGAAACGCTTTTTTGCCGCAATTGGAATTGTTTTTATCTGCACTGGTGCATGGGCGCAATGCTCAACTCACACCATTTTTAGCAATGGCAGAACCATTATGTGTACAACCTGTTGTTATGGAAACAACTGTAGCACCAACTGCTTTTAATTAACGGGCCGAAAGCGGATGCTGATACAGGGGGTTGCAACTAGGCGGCCAGTCAGATGCAGCGAGTAGGCCCACCTTTTACAAGATAGGACAAGACATGGAACAGATCAAACAAACCACTTTGAAAAAAGCAATTGTGCTTCTCAACGCAATCGGCGCTCAGTATGCAATCATTGACACTGATGGCAAAAAGCATGGCAATCTAGAAGTGATTGAAGAACGCAAACGTCGCAAAGGTCTTTACAAGCATGGCGAATTGACCGCTTATTGCGTGAGAAATTTTAAAGAGCTTGCAATAGGCGATGTGTTTGTTTTCCCAATTGGCTCATACCCCATACAAGATATGCAGCGCACTTTAAGTAGTTGGCTTTGCAAGCAATACGGCAATAGCACTCACACTACCTGCATGAGCGAAGATCGGCAATCCATTGAAGTGTTGCGGGTGGCCTGATGTTCGGCACTGCACCGGAAAAGCTGGTTCGCCGGTATGACCCAGCAACATCGCATGAATCCGCTTTGGCTGTTGATACAACCAGGCTGGAATCAATGGTTTATGAGGCAATCAAAGGCTATGGCGCTTTGGGTTGCATCAGTGATGATCTACAGGCTATGTTTTCACATTTGCTTTATTCATCCGTCACAGCCAGGTATCGAGCTTTGCTTGACAAAGGCTTTATTGAAATCATTGGACAAAGACGTTGCAAGTCAGGGCGCAATCAACGCATCATGAGGGCAATCAATGCTTAAATGGATTTCATCGCTTGTGTCTGCTGTGCTGTTTGTAATGGTGCTTGGTGTTGTTGCTAGGCTGCTTTGGTCAATGCTTGAGCTTGGATGGACTTTGTTTGGATTGCTTTAAGCCATGCCCAGGCATTCCGCTTCGGTGGTGTCCAAGCGCCGCATCCAACCTTTACCAAAAACAGCAAAGGTATCTAAACTTTTGTAGTGTGCTTCGCGTAAATCACAAAACTTCGCAATTGTTATTTTGGGGTCTTGCGATGCCACTGCTTTTAATGTGCCTGGGCCAATAGCGCCATCAACTGTTGCGCCTACCGACTGCTGAAGGAATCGAGCAGCCCGACCAGGGCCAGCATTAACGGCGCAATCAACAACGCACAAATCCAAACCGCTATGCAAATCATCGCCGCGAATAGCATCCCAATAGCGCTTCCTGTACAAAGGAGCAACCATTGCAGGCGTGAGGCCGCGCATATCGGCTTCGGTGGCAGGTTTGCCTGTCCATTCTTCCCATACACGTTTTGTCACTCCCAAATTAGTCATTCCGCCGGGGTCGGATGGATGATTAACATACCCTCCTTCCCATTTCAAAATATGGGCAAGGGCTTCATCCCAATTTTCTTTCATTTCATTTCCTTAACGATAGCATCTGTCTTGTCTTTGCTGCTTTTACTAGACCCGTAAAAAAAGCTGATGATGGTTGCTACCGCTGTACCCAGCAAAAAACCTAGGATGATGTTCGCAAAGTCCCGGCCACCAGAGGGCATAGGCGCAAACGTAACAGCAAAAAAATACAAGGTTGAACCAACAGACCAATACCAAGCAAAATAATAGATAAAGTGCTTGCTGAAAAGGTCTTCTTGTTGCAACGCAGCAATCTGCATTTGCCGTGCGCTATCCCGATCAGCAGCTTCGGCCTTGAATTGCGCCAGGTCAATTTCGGCCAGCTTACGCGCCGCTTCCGGGTCGCCAGCAATAGCCTGAGCAACTGCTGTGACTTCGTTTTCTACGCCTAATTTATCGGCAATGGCTTTAACAGCAATGCCACCCAAAGGCCCAGCAACGGCTGTAGCAAGGCCAGGAGCGACGGATTTAAGGATGCTTACCAAGTCCATTATTTAACGCTCCCGGTAACGATTTGAATAACTACCCAAGCAATTACGCCAGCAGAGCAAAGCGCAATGATGCCGCCCACTATCAAAGTGATAGCTTCTTCAGTTTCTTCGGCTTTTTTCTTTTCAGCGTCTTTGCGCCTACGGGCCGCATGGGCTGCATCAGCTTCCATCTGTTGCGCCCTGGCTGTTATCCGCATCCAAACGTCCATTTTGTTGGATTGGAAAAACAGCATCTTGACCTGTTCTTCAAACTCTCGGGCCTGCTCTAGCGCCATTTCAAGTTCAAGCGCTTTACCCATAGCCGAGCCAGCAAACCCGCCGCTTTTGGATTTCTCAACTACTTCAATGGCCGCAGCTTTGGCATCAAAGTATTTGCCCAACACTGGCCCCAGGCTTTGCACATCCTGAACAGTAGCAACAGCCTTTTTTACAAGTGCTACCGCTGAAGATACCGCCGCCAGCGCGCTGATCGGGTCAATCATGATCTATCCTTTAAATATAGACGCCCAAATAACCCCGGCCATTGATACGATCATTACAGCGGCAGTTTTAAGCATAATGCCTTCAATCCGCTTTAATCGAGCATTTATAGCCTCATAACGAACAGCACAAACAGCTTCATGGCTGCTCAACCTTGCTTCTGTTTGATCCATCATCAGTCATCCATACTAAATTTGCCAAAAGGCGGGAATCTTGAGGCGCAAATTTTAGAGCTTCCAAACAATGTTGATAACCTTTTTCTTTTAGCCCTAAATGGTAAGCAGCGATTGATGCTAAATCATGCGGCTTTTCAGTCCATACTGACGGGTCCATTGTGTAAACAAGGGTTTTGTCTTTGATCTGCAATGCCGATTCAGCAGCCGCTAAACATTCATTCCACATGGATAGCCTATAGCAAAGCATTGCTAGCTCTACCCAAGGCTCTCGGGTATTGGGAGCCTCCGCAACCGCCCTACGATGCCATTTAAGCGCCTCTATAGTGTTTCCTAATTCGCTATAGCTTTTGCCCAATAGCCTCATGGCATAGCATCGCTCGTTCTCCCAGGTAGCTTCAGGCATTGCAAGATATTTGTGCAACGCAACAATTGCCTCATCCCATCGAGCGTAAAACGTCAACTCCCGAGCATGATAAAACGCATTTCTTGGGCAATACGGATCTTCTTTTATTGCCAATTCCAACAAGGGCATATATTGACCCCTTGATTTTGTAGGGTCTGGATAATGGCTTACTAATAGCTTATCAGTGTGCGCGTAAATCTCGGTAATTCGGCCATCTGGCCTAGGGTATTCATGGACCGGATGATGCCAGTAGTATCCATGTCGGTGATGGATTTTTTCATAAAAGAAACTGATGCCACAGCCCCAATCGAATTTATATCGCAATCGGGTAGTTTCTTTTGTCCAAACCCGTTCTATTTCTTCTCGCCAGCCAGGTTCTAGTACTTCATCCAAATCCAGCGATATACAAACATCAATATCGCCAGGAATTAAAGACAAAGCTGCATCCCTGGCTTTATCAAATCGCCAAGGTCTGATGCAAATATCAACAACTTTAGCGCCGCATTCCAAAGCTGTTTTAACCGTGTCATCTGTTGACCCGGTGTCAGCAATTAAAATCAAATCGGCATCTTTGGCTGAATCACAAAACCGCTTTACAAACTGTTCTTCATTTTTGCTGATTGCATAAACTGCTATTTTCATGTTGTTTCTTATGAGAAAAATACAAAGAAATTACCGTAGTAGGTAACAGTTGATGGTGCTATTGAATAATACCAACCCAAAGACCCGTTGTTGGTTGAGTTTGCTCCTGCGTACCATGTTGTATCTAAGCTATAAGCTCGCACACCAGTGATTGCAAGATAATCAACGTTAGGTATGGTTGCACCGCTAAGAATCAAAGTTCCTGGGCTGGATGCAGACGTTCCCTGCACGGTCAAAACCTTGCCAGATGTGCCTGTTCCCGTCCATTGGGTCACGGTTTGGGTGGTTGTACCCAACGTAATGGTGGCCGCACCTGTTGCGCTGTAGGTGTTGGTGATATTTTTAAAGGTATTGTTGCCTGTAATGGTCAACGCACCAGCACCGCCTTGATCAAGGGTGATGCCGGAATAAGAAAGATCGGAACCTATAAATGTTTTAGCAGATGCGCTGGTCAAGCTGATTGTGCCTGTGCCTGTAACCACAGTGCCAGCGACAGCTTGAAAAC